TCTGTTCCGCCCCCCGCAGGCCGTGCGCGGCGCCCCGCGCGGCGGGGGGGGGGTCGCTTAGGCGGTGTGCCAAGGCCAAATCGTTAACGGCCTCATAAGCAGGGGTACCGCCTGCCGTCTGTCGGTCAAACTGACTGCGGATTTTACGGTTACGCAGCTCATACAAGGCCGTCTCGCAGCGGGGTATAAACAGATTGCACGGAGCCATTGCCTCTACCAGCCGACCGGCCGCCTCACTGCCGATAATCTCCTCCAAGTATGCAACACGGGATTGACTGTTTTTCGTATAACCCTGTCGCAACGGATAAGTCGTACCGCCCATCAGGCGTACCAACTCCAGCGTTTCATTAAACCCGATGACCGTAATCAACGCCTGTACACTATCAGGAAGCAGATGCTTAACGGCGCTGAAATCTGCCGTCTCATACATCACACAGCCCCTTTCTTACGGCGGTTCGCCGCAATCTGCAACGCCGCCACCAGCTTGTGCATATTGCCGTCGGACAACCATTCCACGCGGTCAACCTTAAACATCTTTTTCGCCGTACCGTGCGCATAATTCCAAGTCCAGCCGTTATCCAGCAGCAGGGCTTCGATTTTCCGCATCATCGGATCGGCGGAAGAGCGGCGGGGTGGGGGGGGGCCCCCCCCGCGTCTTTGGCGCGACCCCCCTTTGGGGCAAATCCTCTACTACGCGTTCCAGCTCGGGGATACTGCACTCGGTACACGACCGCTTGCCCGTTACGCGCTCCAACACTGCGCGATAGGTACCGTCATCCAAGCCCAGCTCCTTTTGAGCGATTTTAATTTTTGCAATCAACGCCCGGCGCATTATTTCTCCAATACAACATATAGTATAAATTAGCGCATATTATACCAATAAAATACAATATATAGTATTAAGTTGATGTTTTTTTTTGCGAAACTGACAGACATAAAAAAGGGGGGGCGCGCGAACAAGAACGTTCTCCTCTACTCTCCTATCACACACTACTTCATGAGAAAAAGGTTTTAAACCCCCCTTCACGGGGGCCCTTTAATCAAGCTTTAAAAGTCCCAGCTTTCCATCATTCCTGCCAGCCTCCAAGCAACTCCACCAACTCGCTAAATATCATACTCAGCGCAGCCGTCATCAGTAATTGCGTGGCGTAGGCTTGGCTCTGTGCATCATCGCAGTTATCTTGCGCCTCTTCCTGTACAACGTCCAGCCATTGGATACGTTTTAGTGTTAAATCCTGTGTCAGGATAAATGCCACGCGGTCATTCCATACCAAGCCAAGTTCGGTTACAGTCATGCCGTTTTTGGCGTGTTGTACCACATCTTCAGCGGTAAGGTCTTTGCGGCTGATTTTAACTTTGGGAGCAACATCGCCCACACCGACCAGGGTAACATCACTATCCAACACAAACCGCCCCTGAGCTTCTCCCTGCAAAAGCCAGTTGGTCATCAATGATGCCGGCGATTGACGGGGAATCGGCTGTTGAGCAGGCAGACCACCAAGAGCTTCGCGCAACTTGGTCAACAGGTTTTCGGCCTTGCGGCGATTTGCCGTATCAACGAATAACCACTGGCCAGCAAATAAGCCATAAGTGCGGCTGCTTTTAATCAACGCCTTAGGCAGCAGGTCGTCGATAATTGCTTCGCGTAATTCATGCTTTTCTCTGCGGCCGACATTACGGTCTTCGGCAGTTTGGATCTTAACAACCTGTTCGTCCAATTTATGTTTGATGGCCGCACTGGGTAATACTTTTTCTTCTCGCATCAAACTGATAAGCATAGTTTTTTGAGCTTCAAAAATAATAGGGTTCCCAAATGGCACCGGAGAACAAAAGCCTTCACTAAACCAGTCTAATCCGGTAGGAGAACAAAACCAGTTTTCTGCAATTGCTGTTTTGAGGCGTTCAGCGTCTGGTAATTCAAACACACGGAATAGAGTAACTTGTTTAAACCACATAATATAATCCTTTATAAAATCTACTTATTACCAAAGAAAAATAAAATCAACGCAAGAAAAAACCAAACCACCCCGAAGCAGTAATAAATAAAGGCTTTTTTTCGGGCACGCATAGCCTCTTTTTCTCCTTCTTTCACTTTTCCCCACACGAGAAAAGCGGTTTCCAATTTTCGGTTGGCATTTTCGACTTGAGCGTGGATGTAGAAGGAATCGCGTGCGGCAATTCTTAAAAATTCCAGCTCATCAGTATTTAAATTTCCGTTTTCCATCATGACAACTCCTGATTATGCGGTTCAACACTGAAAAACTCCTTACCCTGCACAATCTTAATTCCCGGCACAGGGTTGTCGGCGAAAAACTCAGGTTCGTTCAATACCGCATCTTTATTGACTTCTTTCTTCACTCGGATAAAGCGTGCCAAGTCGGGCTTGGACTCCAATAAAGCCAGCACCGCATCAACACCACTGACGCTGCATTTTGGCGGGTTGTTTCGCCAACGGATAATGCCGGTGGTCAGGTCGGCAAATTTGACCTTGCCGCCATCTGTCAGCGCATCGCGGTTGGCTTCGCTCCACGCCTGCACACCGGCATGAATGGCGTTGATTTCCGCCACCAATGGAGCAACACGCTCGTCGGCCTGTTTTTGTAATTCGGCCACATTGTCGTTGTGGTCGGCTTGGATGCGCTCAATTTCGCGCTGTAAATCGCCCATGCGTTTGATTTGCACCGATGCGTCGGCGCGGTCTTGAATACCCACGGTCAGGGCTTCGCTTTTGATTTTTTTCGATTTAGCCATCATTTTTCCTTTCGGTTTAGTTGATATTTTTGCCGTTTAAAATCGCTTTAACGGCGGATTGAATCTGTTTTAAAGCCGCTTTGCCGCGTACTTTTTCGTCTGCGCTCGGTCGGTAGTGGTATTCCAGCTTCAACGGCTCCGGCGGTGGTGGCAGCTTGTCTAAAAAATCTTTCGGACTCGGCCAGCGGCTCATTTCATTGGCCAATACCATAAAGGCCGTCTGAAAGCGCGGTACATCTCGCGCTTCGTCCCACGCCCGGCCGTGCGCCAATACACGGCTCCATGTTTGCGCAGTGGCGGCCACAGTGTCGGCAGCCGGCGAACCGCTCAGACGCAGGGTCAAAAGCATGGTCAGGCCGTCGATCATGGCGTTATGCAGTTGAGTAGGCAGTTCTTTCATTTTTTCAGTCCTTGCAACGACACGGCTGCGGTAAGGGTTTGGCTGGGGTTGGCCGGCAGTGCGGTGCGGCGGTTTGGTTGGTTTGTCTGATTCCCTGCGCTTGGTTGGCCGACCCAGCCTGCAAGGATTTCATACAGGTAGCCGTGCGACTTCAGCGGCGTTTTCAGACGGCCTTGGTCGCGTGCATTGACCGTCTCGTTAAAGCCATGAATCCAAGCCTCGGCAGGGGCAGGAAAACAAACCCCGTCACGCGCCGCCTCCTGCGCCTTAATCATCGGCAGCAACTCATTCAGCAGTTTCGCGGTACGCGCCCAAGAGAGCTGGGACTTAGCAGGGCGGAAGAGGCCGATGTAGCGGATAGCCGCTTTCCCGATATCGGCATCAAGTTCCAGCAACATCTTCAGCACTTCGGCTGCTTCAGCATCGCTGACCAAGCTATCCAAGCTGTTGGCCGCCCCGCAGTTGGGACAACGGCAAATCATGATTCAATCTCCCAAATATCGCGGCGGCGAATAACTTTTTCGGTTTTAACTTTCCTCCGCATCCATTGGCCGCAGTATTCGCAGCATCGGCTGTTTTTATTAACTTCGCGCCATTTATGCACATGCCCGTCAATAGCACAGGCTCCAATACGTTTGTAATCACACCATTTAACTTGTTCGACAACTTGTCCGCCTGGCTTAAATGCATAAATCTCTACCTTGCCATTGGGTAAAAAACTGATGGGAGCACCGGTAAACCACCCGTCGTTGTCATGCCATCCGATCCTCCAGATACCCAGCGTGTCAAACTTTTCGATAACCGGTATTCCTCTGCGCGGTATAACTTTTTTGTTCTTTTTCAAAAATCTATAAATAAAGTTGCTATATTTCGGATTCTTTTTAGGGTTGTATTGCTCAATGTCCATCACACTTCCTCCCATAAAGTTATCGCCCGCGCTAAAGTTTCCGCTTCCGCCGTTTTCCACATCCCGTCCGGCGACCGCGCAGCGATTACAAAGCCTTCGCCGTCCTTCTTCATGACCATCAGCTCGCCGCGGTCCTCGAGCCATTCGGTGATTTCTTTTGCATTCATTTTTTAAATTCCTTTTAAATCAATACCTTATATTTTCAATAAGGCAAAAAAATATAGAGCAACATCAACTGCTTACCGTTTTAATTGTCGTCATACCATTTGCCTGTCATGTGCAACACGACGATTCGGGCCAGCATTTCAAGCCAAATCCCCAGCAGCACCAACACCGCCAATCCGACAACAAACCAAATCATTTTTTCTCCTCCTTCTTCTCGGCAGGCCGTCTGAAACGCGCCTGATATTCTTCGATTTCACGCTCTCTGTTTTTTTGCGCCATTCGCGCCGTCGCACGCCTGCGGTGTTGTCCCCAAGCCTGCCAATCCGTATTACGTCGTCCGAAACTCATTTCACACATCCTTTCACAATCGCCTTATCGCCATATTTCGCGCGGATTTCCTTTACCGCCCGTGCCAAAGCCTCTTTTTTCGCCGCAGGGCTCAATAAAATTGGCTTATCGCTCATAAACAATCCCTTTCATTTTTTCCTCTACGCTCATTGACTCGTATTGCTCGCCCAAGGCTTTAGCCTCCAAATCCGCCATACGCTCGCGCCGCGACATTTCCAATTTCGCCGCCGACACCACCGGCTTAGAGCAGCTGTGCAGCATCGTTCCCACCAAAACCGCCCAAAACAACAACCAAAAAGCCAAACCGATCCACTTGGTTTTTCGTTCATAAAACAAATTAGACATTTTCCTATTTCCTTATAAATCAATTACTTAATATTTTCTCAAGGCAAAAAAATTATTGCGTACCCAATCCGCCTTAACCTGATCCGCCCATTCTTTGACTTCCTCCTTACACTCAAAACGCTTTCGAGCGCGGCGGATTTACAGCCATGCAAAGCCTTCCTTGCGCTTGGCGCGCACATCCGCCCACCAAATCTTGTGCCGCTTATGAGTGGCATAATCATGCCAAGTATCTTCGTACACCCCCGCGTGTACCGTATATTCACGCTTCATTTCAGACGGCCTTTTAACGGATAATTAACGTGCTGTACTTTTTCACGATCCCAGCCTGAAGCTGGATACCGTTTTTATTTGCGGTGCGCACCGCACCACACATCAGCTTACTCATTCGGCGCGTATTGCCGTTGGCTTGTTTCACAACTTCCGCCAACGTTTCTTCATCCGCTTCCGGCAACGCAGTTTGCGCAATCGCCATCAGCTCATCGTCCGGCAGGCTGTCGCCCAAAGGCAGGGCAACCGATACGCGGCTATAAAGCTGCACCAATTCGCCATGCTTACCACGCAAATTCACCACCAGCTTCGGCATACCGCTCAACACCAAACCGCAACCCGTTTCATCATGCAGACGGCGCAAAATTTCAAGCGCACGCAAGGGCAGGTTTTCCGCTTCATCGACCACAATCAGACGACCTGAATCACGCAAACGCTCGGCCACCGATTCAAACAAATCATTCAGGCTGCCCATGCTCACCAACTTGCACGCCGTCGCCAATTTGCGCATTAAAACCAGAGCCGTAAAGCTCGGATTCGCTTCAATCAACACCGCCGCAGGATTCTGTTCGCAGTAGTGTTTGACCGCCTGTGTTTTGCCCAAACCGGCCTGACCGTAAATCACCGCTACTTCGCCGCCTTCGTGGGCATCGCGCATCACTTCCGCGATTCGGCGGGTCGTCTTAGTCGATACAAAACCCAACACCAGCTCTTCGCGTTGCGCTTTACTGTCCTGCATCTCCAAAAACGCCTCGATTTTCGGCTCGATGGTTTCATAATTACCGCCTTTTTCCGCATAAGTGCCATTCAGATACATACTGATGGAGGCCGGCGAAGTACCGATACCGCGTGCCAGTTGAGTTTGGTTCATGCCTGATTTGGCTTTAAATTCAGCCAGTTTTTGTTGCAATGTATGATTGATTTGTTTCATTTTTTTAGTCCTTTTAAAAGAGGTTTAAAACCGTTTTAACTTCTATCCGCCTCAAACAACACAAAATCGTCTGTGCCCGTTTTCGGCAATACCGTATACTCCGCCTCGATGACGTTTCCGCCCAAATGTCCCAGCTCGTCCCAAGCTGCCGCCTGTTCCAGTGCCGGATTGACTTCCGCATTCGCGAGCTTGATTGCATTTTCCGCCCGCTTGATTTTGCCTTTTCGGCGTTTTTCCGCCAGTTGGTCGATACGAGCCGTCGGGAAAGCCTCGCGTGTATTGCCGTTGGCCTGCGCCTTAGTGATAAACTTGCCGTCCATATCAAACACATTGACCGCCGACGCATCGCTCAAATCGTAGCTGACCCGTACCTCGTCCTTGTGATACTCCGCCAGCTCGGTTGAGAAATAAGAGTTGTTGAACAAATCCAGCCAACCGCGCTGTACCTTTCGCACCTCTTGCGGCATAAACATCGTCGCCAGCTCTTCCGCCGACAACATATCCGGCGCGATACCGTCCTGTTCCAGCCTCATTTCCCGATAAGCCTTCGGCGTGTAATGTCCGCCGTCCGGATGTCGGGGCAGCTCGCCGTGCGGACGGTTGTTATAATCATCGATACACTTGACCACATCCGCGATAAAACGCGACCAGCTCGGCAGTTTTTTCAAATATTTCTGTTGTTCCTCCGTCAAATCCTTGCCTTTTTCCAAAGCATTAAAAGCACTTTCCATCTTGCGGTACATCAGGTTCTTCGTGCTGCTGTCCATCCCGCTGCCCGCAAACGTCTCATACTGCCGCGCCATCTCAATCAGATTGTCTTTCCACCATCGTTCGATGATGCCGCGCCCTTGCGGGTTGCCCGCGATACCCGTTTCATGCCGGATACCCAATCGGGACGTAATACCCGTGATTTCATGGTCTATTGTCTTGCCGGTTTGGCCGCCGCCGTTATCCGAGTAATAGATAATCGGCAAACCAAAATGCTTGACCCCGATACGCAGAGCATCCGATACCGCCACACAACTTTCAGCCAACGAAACCGAAAAACCGACCACAAACCGCGTACAACCATCAATAATCACCGTCACTTCCGGCTTAAACGGCCTGCCGTGTACCGGATGTGCCACCTTCGCCTTAAAGCTGTGGCCGTCGCCGATCCAAACATCGTTAGGCTTCAAAGCCCCCCAATCACGTTTCACATAAGGCAGCAGCGATTTATAAGCCGCCCCCGTTTTCCTGCCGCGCTCCTGCATAATCATCGGGAGCTTGTCCCAAACGCGGCGCACCATACTCAAGTTAGGCACATCATTGACCGGCATATTTTCCGCTTCCGCCCACTGCACAAACCGGCGGTAGCTGTGTGCCAGTTTCGGCGCGGACGGGATATTGTGAAACTGCATAAACATCGGCAACCAACCGTAGCTCTCAATCGGCTTGACCGCCTTCGTCGTCTTCGGAGCCAAAGCCACCAACCCCCCCGCCGGCGTGGAGGATCGTCATGACGACCTCGACGGTGGGCCTGTGCTCGGTGGGGTGCTCATCGACCGGGATGCCGCGGCCGTTGTCGCTGACGCGCACGCCGCCGCCGGCCAGGATGGAGAACCCGATGGGGCCACCGC